AACAAAAGCTGGTCTAGCACTTAAACGATGGTTCAAAGAAGATTGGAAAGATCAAAGAACTGGTAAAAAGTGTGGAAGACAAAAGGGTGAAAAAAGAGGTACACCTTATTGTAGACCAACAAAACGTATTTCTAAGAAAACACCAAAAACTGCATCAGAGATGACAGCTACTGAAAAACGTAGTAGGATAGCACAGAAGAAAAGATTAGGTCAGCCTAAAGGTGCTCCAAGAAGAGTTAAATCTTTAAAAAGGAAAAAGAAATGAACAAAAAAACTGCTCTAAATAAAGCCATACAAAGTGTAAAAAATAAAACAAAATCAAAAACAAAAGGCAAACTTAATCCTGGTCTTCAAGCTTTCTTAAACAAAAAAAAGAAAAAAATGAATAATAAAAAGAAAATGGGATAAATTATGGCAACATCAAACTCTAGAGATTTTGATTTAGATGTATCAGATGCAATAGAAGAGGCATATGAAAGATGTGGTTTAGAGGTTAGAACGGGTTATGATTTAAGAACTGCTAGAAGATCTTTAAATATTATGTTTTCTGAATGGGCAAATAGAGGTTTAAATCTTTGGACTGTTGAACAAAAGACTCAAGCTTTAACTTCTGGCACTGCATCTTATACATTTAACGCAGATCATACTGATTTACTAGAAGTCGTTATACGAAGAAGTGGCACTGATTTTTCTTTATCAAGAATGTCGAGAGGCGATTATTTAAATCTTCCAAATAAAGATCAAAGTGGAAGACCAAGTCAATATTATTTTGACAGAAAAATTACTCCTGCAGTTATTTTATGGCCAACACCAGACTCTAGCTCAGATAGTTTAATATATTATTATGTCCGAAGAATACAAGACGCAGACACGATGCAAAACACACATGACATTCCATTTCGTTTTTTACCTTGTTTAGTTGCAGGTCTTTCTTATTATATATCAATGAAGAAAGCACCAGATAGAATACAGATATTAAAGAGCGTTTATGAAGAAGAATTTCAAAGAGCAAGCGATGAAGATGAAGATAGAGTACCACTTAAACTTACACCAGATATTAAATACTTGAGGGTTTAATGGCTAGATTTGCAAGCAATAAAAGAGCATTTGGATATTCAGAACGTTCTGGATTCAAATATAAATTAAGTGATATGAGAAAAGAATGGAATGGATTGACTGTTGGTTATGATGAATATGATCCTAAACACCCACAATTAAGTCCTATTCGTGTAGGTCCAGATCCTCAAGCTTTAAGAAATCCAAAACCAAGAGTTGAATTTAGAGATGCAAAAGTACAGTTTCCTATATTTGATTTACAAACAATATCCTTCAAAGAAAAACTAAAACTACAATCAGCATTAGGTTCTGTTACAGTGAGCACATCATGAGTTTTACATTATCTTCACTCAAAACGGCTATTAAAGATTATAGCGAAAATCAAGAGACATCTTTTGTAACTCACTTAGATGATTTTATTGTTTCTGCTGAAGAACGAATACTAAAAAGTGTTGATCTAGAATATTTTAGAAAAAATGTAACTGGAGCAATGACTTCAAGCAATCAGTTTTTGGCTGTTCCAAGTGATTATTTGGCTTCATTTAGTTTATCCATTACATCTTCTAGCACTAAACATTTTTTACTACAAAAAGATGTAAATTTTTTGCAAGAATTTAATCCAGATGGATCAACTGGTAGACCTAAATACTACGCTATATTTGATGTAAATAATTTTCTTATATCTCCAACACCGAATGACAACTTTTCTGTTGAATTACATTATTATTACAGACCAACAAGTTTAAAAGATTCTGGAGATTCTGGAACTACTTGGTTGAGTACAAATGCACCAAATGCATTATTGTATGGATGTTTAGTTGAAGCATATACATACATGAAAGGTGAGCCAGATGTTATGCAACTTTACAACAATAGGTTTATAGAATCTTTGAGTAGAGTCAAAGACTTAGCAGAGGCAAGAGAAAATAGTGATGCATATCGTAGAGGACTTCCAGAAAGGCCAAGGACTTGACCGAAATAGCTATAGTAGGTCTAGGTTCTAGTTACGCAGATTTTATTTCTGCACGAGTTAATTCTCAAAAGTTTGATGAAATATGGGGTATTAATTCTATTGGTGGTATCATACATGTTGATAGAACTATTATGATGGATCCAGTATCTAGATTTCTTGATACAAAAAATGCAGGCACACAAACAGAAATTGCCAGAGAATTTTTAAAAAACAACAAAAAACCTATATATACTTGTGAGTTAGACAAAAGAGTTAAACATTTAGTTAAATATCCATTAGCAGAGGTAGTAAAAAATACTGGTCTTTGTTATTTTAATAACACTGTCCCTTATGCAATAGCTTTAGCGATTTATGAAAAAGTTGATAAAATTAATTTATATGGCATAGATTATAGTTATATGCACAATTTACATATGGCTGAGGCGGGTAGAGCTTGCACTGAGTTTTGGCTTTGTGTTGCCATACATAAGGGTATGCAGATAGAAGTTGCTCATAGATCAAATTTATTAGATACGAGTGTGCCTAATGAAGAAAAACTGTATGGATATCATAGATTAGATGATCCATTGGTGCAGACTATGAACAAAGGTGTGCTTGAGGTAACTAAACAATCTTTGTTAAGTTCTCCAGAACCACAAGATAAAACACCTATTTTATTTGGAAGGCACGATAATGTTTAATGTAAATGTTGCACAAGTAGGCAGTGTAAACGTAGCGACTTCAGAACATGGTGGTTTATCTGACGAACAGATAGCTGATCTTGCTTTAGAAAAAATATGTTTAGTTTCTGATACTGCACCAGAACCTATTAAGCAACAAGCCTTGGCTTACAAAGAGAATTTGAAACAAGTCTTAATATATTACGTTAGATTGGCAAAAAAAGAAGAACGTGCTAGTATTGTAAATATTCTAGAAAAGAATAGTGGTAATGATGTAGCAAATTTAATAAGGAGATTATAATGGCCATTACTCAAGCGATGTGCACATCTTTTAAAAAAGAATTATTAGAAGGTGTACATAATTTTAAAAACTCTGGCGGAGACACTTTTAAATTAGCACTTTATGCAATAAGTAGTGGAGGTAAATCTTCTACGACTGCTACACTAGGTGCTACAACAACTGCTTTGGTAACAACGGGTGAGGTTGCATCAAGTGGTTCATACACAACTGCTGGTGGAACTTTAACAAGAGTTGATCCAACAACATCTGGCACAACTGCTTTTACAGATTTTGCAGACGTTAGTTTTACAACAGCAACAATTACTGCGAGAGGAGCTTTGATATATAACAGTTCTGACAGTAATAAAGCAGTGGCAGTTTTAGATTTTGGCGGTAATAAAACATCTACCTCTGGTACTTTTACAGTTCAGTTTCCAACGGCAAATGGAAGTAATGCAATAATTAGGATTGCCTAATGACTCAAATTACTGGATGGGGACGAGGCACTTGGAACGAAGGTTCCTGGGATAGTCCACTTCCAGTTGTTGTTACGGGTGTTTCTGGTACTACTGCATTAGGAACGGCAACACAAGCCTCCATATATCCAGTCACTGGAGTTTCCTCAACATCTGCCTTAGGCAATGAAAGTGTTACTGCTTCTGCTCTTGTAGTTGAAACTGGTGTTGTAGGCACTTCTGCACTAGGTAGTGAAAATGTTGTTTGTGATGTAAGTTTTTCTGTTACTGGTTTAGGTGCTACGGGTGTAAGTGGTGATGAGACAGTAAGTGCCTCTGCTTTAGTAACTGAAACTGGTCTTGTAGGTACAATTGGTTTTGGTGACGAACAAGTTGTTGGAACTGCACTTGTCACACCTACTGGACTAAGTGCTACGAGTGCAATTGGTTCAACTGTTATTGAATCTAAATATGCAGTTACTGGATTTGAATTGACATCTGGTCTTGGAAATGAGAATGTATATCAAGATGTGGTGCCAAGTCAGACACCTAATTATGTAAGTGTTAGTGGTGCGACAACTGAGTATACTAATATAACACCAAGTCAAACAGAGACTTGGGTTGAGATTAATAAGGCGGCATAAATGGCAAGTTCTTTTTCAACAAATCTAGGTGCAGAAATAATGGCATCAGGCGAAAAGTCTGGTACCTGGGGTGATATAACAAACTTTAATTTAAATATTGTAGATAGATTGGTGTCTTTTGGTGAATTAACCGCAAGTGATACAACTACAGATTTAACTATTAGAGTAGCATCGCCAACATCTGGTTCAAGCAATGTACAAACTGGAATGTATTCTGTTATAAATTTAAAGGATAGTGGGTCAGACTTAGGCGGTAATAATACTGTTACTATAGGACCTAACACCGCATCAAGATTTTTCATAATTAAAAATAGTCTTTCTGGAACAAGAAGTGCTATAATAACACAAGGTTCTGGAAGCAGTGTTACGATTGCAAACGGAAACATAGATCTTGTCTTTTGTGATGGTGCAGGATCTGGAGGAGCGGTCACAAGTGTGGGTGACTCATTACAATTAACTAACAATGCTGCAATTGCAGCGGAGGCCACAAGTTTGGCCATAGCTTTAGGATAGGAGAATAAAATGGCAGATGAAGCTATCGCAAGCATCCAGGTTAGCGTTTTACCCGATGAGATAAGAAAAACCTTATCGTCAACTATGACTGTTACACCTGCAGATGCGAATGATAAATTTTATTATAAATTAACGAGTGTATCAAACTCTAGCACAGATTTGATTGCAGGTTCTTTTTTGGATTATACTGCGGTTGATGATGATACTGCACCGACTGCGGTGGCAACTGGTGATAAAGTAAAATTTTTGTTTATCAAAAATGTTGATACAAATAGTAGAAGTATATTTGTAGTTTTAGATGCGGGAACTGCATCAAGCTCTGTGACTGATGGTATTACAATAGGACCTAATGAGTTTTTCTGTGCACGATTACCTAATACTACAGTAGCAGATATTCATGCAATTTCTTCTGCCTCAACTGCTGAAGCAATAGTGGTAGCACTTTTAGATGATGTAGGCTAGGAGGGATAAATGGCTAATACTTTCAAAAACAAAGTATATGATGGGACTTCTAGCACGTCTGCCAGTGCTGAGATGCTTGTCTATACTGTACCTACATCCACAACAACTGTTGTTATTGGATTAACATTAGCCAACACAAATACTTCAAGCCAAGTTACTGCAAGTGTTAAATTACATGCAGCACAAAGTGTATTTCTTGCGAGAGATATTCCTATTCCCGCTAATTCAAGTTTTGAATTCATGGCGGGTAATAAGATTATTATGGAAGCGGGTCATACGTTAGCGGTCATATGTAATACTGCAAATAGTTTAGACACAGTAGCGAGCATCATGGAGATAACCTAATGCCTTTCATTGGATCAAGTCCAGTTAATCAATTTGAAAATTTACCAACTAGACAAGAATTCAGTGGTGATGGTAGTACGACTACTTTTACATTAAATCAAACTGTTAATTCTGCACAAGAGATTGTTGTAAGTGTTGATGGGGTAGTGCAAGAACCAACGGGTGCTTATACTGTACCAGATGGCACAACTTTGACATTTA